ATAATTATATTGTCGGCGGGAACAATAATAGACTCTTATTTTCTACCGACTCCATATCATGGACAACAATAGATGCTGGATTTGGATCAAGTAATATAAATAATGTGCAAATTGCTGAAAATAATAATGCAATATCTAGTTGGAATACACAAACCTCTAACTTTGGAAGCACAACAATACGCTCAGTAGCCTACGGCAACAGCCTATGGATAGCAGGTGGAGATACTGGACAAATACAAATTTCAACAGATGGCACAACCTGGGATACCCGCACCTCCAACTTTGGAAGTACACGTATATACTCAATAGCCTACGGCAATAACCTTTGGATAGCAGGTGGTAATGCAGGAACACTACGCACCTCAACAGATGGCACAACCTGGACCACTCGTACCTCCAACTTTGGAACCTCTTTTATACACTCAATAGCCTATGGAAACAGCCTCTGGGTAGCAGGTGGAAATAGAGGACAACTACGAACATCAACAGACGGCACCACCTGGACTACCCAAACTTCAAACTTTGGTAATACGGATATACTAAGGTTAAACTACGGAAACAATCTTTGGATAGCAGGCGGCTATACAGGAACACTTCGTACCTCAACAGATGCCATAACCTGGACTACCCGTACCTCAAACTTTGGAAGTACAGCCATAAGAGCAATATCCTATGGCAACAACCTATGGACAATAGGTGGGGATACAGGCCAGTTACGTACCTCAACGGATGGTACGACCTGGACCACACGCACCTCTAACTTTGGTAATACACAGATAAACTCAGTAGACTACGGAAACAATCTTTGGATAGCAGGTGGAAATACAGGCCAACTCCGCACCTCAACAGATGCAATAACTTGGACTACGCAAACCTCCAACTTTGGAACTTCAAGTATAACATCAGTAGCCTATGGAAACGGCCTTTGGGTAGCAGGTGGAGAGTCAGGCCAACTCCGTACCTCAATCTTATTATATAATCCAAATATATCAACAGTAGCATCTTCAACAGGAACAAATACAAGAGTGTCTACTGATAGAATATCATGGACTACTATTAGTATTTTAAATGCTATTGCTTCTGTAGATACCAACGTAAAATCAAGCGGCATAGCAACAACAGAACGCTATAAAGCAATATCAAATATAAATGGATCTCTTTTATATTCTGATAGAAATACAGATCAATATAATCAATATAGAAGTTTGTATCAGGCAGGAATTTTTTGGACCACCCGCACCTCTAACTTTGGAAACTTTTTTATAACATCAGTAGCCTACGGCAATAACCTGTGGGTAGTAGGTGGTAGTTCAGGCACACTCCGTACCTCAACAGATGCCATAACCTGGACCACTCGTACCTCAAACTTTGGAACCTCTTTTATACAATCAGTAGCCTACGCCAACAGCCTATGGATAGCAGGTGGTAATACAGGACAACTCCGCACCTCAACAGATGCCATAACCTGGACCACCCGCACCTCTAACTTTGGTAATACAGAGATACAATCAATAGCCTACGGCAACAGCCTTTGGGTAGCAGGCGGCTATACAGGACAAATCCGCACCTCAACCGATGGCACAACTTGGACCACCCAAACCTCCAACTTTGGAACCTCAAATATATATGCAATAGCCTACGGCAATAACCTGTGGGTAGCAGGTGGTACTGGAAGCCAAATACGTACCTCAACAGATGCCATAACCTGGGCCACCCGCACCTCCAACTTTGGAACAACTATATTCTCAGTAGCCTATGGCAACAACCTTTGGGTAGCAGGTGGAGTATATGGCCGAATTCGTACCTCAACAGATGCCATAACCTGGGCCACACGCACCTCCAACTTTGGAACTACACGCATAGAGTCAATAGCCTACGCCAACAGCCTATGGATAGCAGTTGGCTACACAGGCACACTCCGTACCTCAACAGATGGCACAACCTGGGATACCCAAACCTCTAACTTTGGAAATACACGTATACAATCAGTAGCCTACGGCAACAGCCTTTGGGTAGCAGGCGGTAGTGCAGGCCAAGTCCGCACCTCAACCGTAACACCATTATTCAACAATATAAAGTCAATATCTGCATTTGGAAATACAGCATTTGGATTAATAGCAGATAATAATTTTGTTACTAGTAATAATTTAATTTCATATACCATTCAAAATTTGCAATGGACTACTCAAACTTCAAATATTTCTGGAAACCTTGCTATAAGAGACATAGCCTACGGCAATAACCTGTGGGTAGCAAGTGGAATCTTTAGCACACTACGCACCTCAACAGATGCAATAACATGGACTACCCAAACCTCTAACTTTTCTGCTGTTGACAGTATATTTGCATTAGCCCATAACAACAACCTTTGGGTAATAGGAGGGGCTAATGGCCAACTACGCACCTCAACAGATGCAATAACATGGACTACCAGAACCTCAAACTTTGGTGCTTCACTTATAAACGAAATAGCCTACGGAAATAACCTCTGGGTAGCAGTTGGTGGTTCAGGACAACTCCGTACCTCAACAGATACAATAACATGGACCACCCAAACCTCAAACTTTGGAACTTCAGGTATACGCACAGCAGTCTATAGTAATAGCCTTTGGATAGCAGGTGGATATTCAGGACAACTCCGCACCTCAACAGACGCTATAACGTGGACCACCCAAACCTCAAACTTTGGTGCTTCACTTATAAACAAAATAATCTACGGCAACAACCTCTGGGTAGCAGGTGGTGAGGCAGGCAATCTCCGCACCTCAACTGATGCAATAACTTGGACCACCCGCACCTCTAACTTTGGTGCTACAACTATAAACTCAGTAGCCTACGCTAACAACCTTTGGGCAATAGTTGGAGATGCAGGCCAGTTACGTACCTCAATAGATGCCATAACCTGGACTACCCAAACCTCTAACTTTGGAAGTACCGTTATAAACTCAGTAGCCTACGGCAACAACCTATGGGCAATAGGTGGTGAGGCAGGACAACTACGAATTTCCTACACCCCATCAATATCACCAATTATTACATCAATAAACACAGATATATTAGCATCAGATCAAGGAATATTTTATACATTTAATACATCAAATTCTACATATGCCTCAACTAGAACAGGAGTTTTGGGTTGGGTAGAAAAAGTAAATTCTTATAATAACACTTATTCAATATATGTAGATGGAAAAACACCAAATAGATGGGTAACACAAACCTCCAACTTTGGCAATACTTTTATAACATCAGTAGCCTACGGCAATAACCTGTGGGTAGCAGGTGGTGGTTCAGGACAAGTCCGTACATCAACAAACGGAACAACCTGGACCACACGCACCTCTAACTTTGGTAATACACAGATAAACTCAGTAGACTACGGAAACAATCTTTGGATAGCAGGTGGAAATACAGGCCAGTTACGTACCTCAACGGATGGAACAACCTGGACCACACGCACCTCTAACTTTGGAAATACACAAATACAAAGAGTAGCCTACGGCAACAGCCTTTGGGTAGCAACTGGCTATACAGGACAACTCCGTACCTCAACAGACGGCACTACCTGGACTACCCAAACCTCTAACTTTGGAAATACCACTATATGGTCAGCAGCCTACGGCAACAGCCTTTGGATAGCAGGTGGGGATGGAGGCCAATTGCGCACCTCAACCGATGCCATAACCTGGACTACACGCACCTCTAACTTTGGAACTACACGTATAATATCAGTAGCCTACGGAAATAACCTCTGGATAGCAGGTGGAATTTCAGGCACACTCCGTACCTCAACAGATGGCACAACCTGGACCACACAAACTTCAAACTTTGGAAGTGGAACTATACGATCAATAGCCTACGGAAACAGTATTTGGGTAGCAGGTGGCAATTTTGGAGCCCTAAGAACTTCAACCGATGGAGTAACCTGGACTACCAAAACCTTAAACTTTGTAAATGATATATTTTCAGTAGCCTATGGCAACAACCTATGGACAGCAATTTCAGGATCAGGAGACATAAATACCTCAACAGTAAATGAAAACCTAGGCATATATGTATCAACTGATGGTGCTACATGGACTACTCAAGCATTGACATTACCAATATCTAATTATAATTTAACTGATATTGAACTTGCATAATTTGAAAAAAAATATCTCTCTGCTATAATAGATATTACGGGGGTAATATGAAAAATTTTTATTTTATGGCAGGTCTTCCAAGATCTGGTAGTACTCTAATATCATCTATATTAAATCAAAATCCTGATATTTATTCATCAGCAAATTCACCTATGTGTGGAATGATATTTAATTTAGAACGTAGTATTTTGGCATCAGAACAATACTCTGCATATCCCAAACCTGTAGTAATGCCAAATACAATTATGGGGGTATTAGAAGGATACTACTCTGATACAAATAAACCTATCATTATTGATAAATCAAGAGAATGGTCAATGCCTGAACATTTCGGGGTATTGCAAAGAAATCTTGGATATGAACCAAAAATAATACTACCAATAAGAGGAATAACAGATATCCTTGCATCATTTATAAGTCTAGTTAAGAAAAATCCAAATAAAAATAATTTTATTGATTCTGAAATACAGACAAGACAGGAATTTAATTTTTACCGTCCAGCAGATGATATTAGGTGTGATAGTTTAATGAGACCAAAAGGCATTATTGATAACTGCTTATATGGTATAGCATTTGCAATGCATCCAGACAACAGAAAGTATTTCCATTTTGTAGAATACGATGATTTAATAGCAAATCCAGAAGAAGAAATTAACAAGATTTATGATTTTTACGGTATTGAAAGATTTACCCATGATTATTCAAATATAGCAAACAACATTAAAGAAGATGATAATGTCTATGGACTTATAGGACAACATGATGTAAGATCTTCTATATCCCGTCGAAATATAAATAAACAAGAACTATTATCTGAATATGTAATAAATAAATATTCTGGTCAAGAATTTTGGAGAAACTAATGAATCCACATGTAAATATTCTTATCGCTACTCCTGGTAGAAATATGGAAGCAGAATATGTAAAAAGTCTAATACAAACTATTTCATATCTAAATCAAGTAGGTATTTCATATATGTTCTTAAATGAATATTCATCTATGGTTAGTACCGCTAGAGAAGCAACAGCAATGGGGGATCAATATCTCGATCCTTTTAATAATAGCCCAGTTCGTGGACAAGTAACATATGATAAAATTTTTTGGATTGATTCTGATATTGGATGGGAAATAACAGACTTTATGAAAATATATGAATCTGATAAAGATATTGTTTCTGGTTTATATTTTAATGAAAAAATGGTACCAATGTTTTCTGTAGCAGTAGAAGATGCAGCAACAGAAATTGATAAAATTTTAAAAAGCAATAAGGAAGAAGAAATTTTTGCTGCAGGATTTGGTTTTATAGCAATGAAACAAGGCGTATTTGAAAATATAAAAAGACCATGGTTTGAGTCAGTATTTGAAAAAATGACTTCAGAAGATGGGGAAAAAGAAATTTTTATTCCTTACGGAGAAGATTTTTCTTGGTGCAAAAAAGCACAGAAAGCAGGATTTAAGATATACTTAGATCCTACAGTAAGTTTGTCGCATTATAAAAAAGTAAAGGTAAGGTTAGATAACTATGGCAAATAAGCCACATTTTAATGTAGTAATCGCTACTCCAGGAAATGGATTTACTCCTGGATATATGAGAAGTATTCTTAAAACAACATACATACTAAATGAAGAAGGCTTATCTTGGAACTTTTTAAATCAAGGTGGATCTTTAGTTGCAATGGCCCGTGAGTGTACAATTGGTGGCTGGGATACAAATAATATAAATATGACAGAGCCATGTAGTGGTGAATGGACTTACGACAAAATTATTTGGATTGATTCAGATATTGAGTGGGAGCCATCAGACTTTTTTGCATTATATAATTCTGAAAAAGATATTATTTCTGGATGCTATTTAATGGAAGATCGCCACGTTCCTATTTATAATCAGCCTAGAGGCGGAATGATGCCAGAACAAATGCTCCTTGATAAGAATGAGCCATTCAAAGTTGCTGGGGCTGGATTTGGGTTCCTAGCCGTTAAACAAGGAGTATTTGAAAAAATGCCAAGACCTTGGTTTGGCCCAGTAGCAATACCCAATACAGATGAAAACAAAGACACAAATCCTGAGTTTATACTTATTGGTGAAGATCTTTCTTGGTGCACAAAAGCCATTAATTCTGGTTTTGAAATTTGGGCGGATCCCAAAGTTAGAGTAACTCATCAAAAAACATTTAAACTTCATTGGATGGATGTTTTACAAAAAAATTATCCACAGGAAAATAAATAATGAAATTACAATTTGAAGCATTTGATAAAGAAACAGAACTTTTGTTTGAAAGTCCAAAGCCAGCAGTTCAGTCTCTTCCACAATGGTATAAAGATATGCCAACAAGAATGGATGAAGAAAAATTAGACGGTTTATCAAAAGATGGGGTTGCAGTTAGTAACTTAACATTAAAGGGATGCTCTCCTTTTCTTGACGCTTTAAGTACAGGCTACATGTTTGAATTACCATTTGATATGGAGTTTAGAAAAAATGATAAAGGAATGATTAATGTTCGTTGGGCAACAAATATTAATCTTATAGGACAACACGGACCAGATCAAGCACCAGGATTACCAGGACCATTTGGTGGCTCTTCAAGTCTTCTTAAGTGGAGACCAGGATGGAGAGTTATTACTCCAAAAGGCTATAGTTGTCTGTTTACGCACCCAACAAACAGGCACGATCTTCCATTTAGAACATTTTCTGGTGTTGTGGATACTGATATGTATAAACTTGGTGTTGAGTTTCCATTTCAACTATTGGATTCCATAATTGACAAAAATGTTTTTATTCTTGAAAAGGGAACTCCTATCTGTCAGGTTATTCCATTTAAGAGAGAAGACTGGAAAAGCGATGTTGTAGAATTTGATGAAGAAGAAAATCGTAAAAATGGTTTCTTATTAAAATCAAAAATAGTTCGTTCATATAAACAACAGTTTTGGCAGAAAAAAACTTACAATTAGGAGATAGCATGGATTGGTTGCAGCAGGTTCCACAAAACGATATTGGGGTGGTAGAAGAATCTTTGCCCCCAATGGGCGGTACAGAAATATTAAAATCTGGACTATATAAATATACTAATATAGCACAGCATAAAGATATTAACCTTTTGCTATCTAATCCATATTTTAAAAATGTAAAATATACAAAAAAGAATTTGCTATGGCAGCATTTGGCTCATAGTGATGAATCGTTAAGATCAGGATATACAGATCCCTTATTTATGAATGCCATAAATTCATTTGTATATATTTCTCACTGGCAACATGAAAAGTATCGCTGGATATTTAAAATCCCTCTTGAAAATGCATATGTAATTAAAAATGCTATTGACCCAATAGAGTTTAAACCTAAGACAAAAGATGGCAAGATAAAGTTAATTTATACTTCTGCCCCATTTCGTGGATTAGACATGCTTTTGCCAGCATTTGAAATGCTAAATAGAGATGATGTTGAACTTGATATTTATTCATCAGCAAAGATGTATGGAACTGGATATGAGGCTCATACAAACGGGGTATACGAAGAACATTTTGAAATAGCCCGTAATATGAAAAACGTTAATTATATGGGATACGCTACAAATGATGTAATTAAAAAAGCCTTACAAGAATCTCATATATTTGCATACCCAAGTACGTTTGAAGAAACATGTTGTTTGGCTATGGTTGAGGCTGGTGCTGCGGGATGTCGTATGGTTACAACTAATCTTGGTGCATTATATGAAACTGGATCAGAATATGCAAGGCTTATGCCAATGCAAGCGGTACCAGAAACATTTATTCCAGCATATGCAAAAACACTAAATGAAGAGATTGACAATTATTGGTCTATAGAAACACAAAGTAAATTACAAAAACAATCAGATTTTTATAATGAAAATTACTCTTGGGATTTAAGGTCTAAAGAGTGGAATAGATTGTTTGAAAAAATTAGTTCCACTTAGCATTATATTTTACTTGATCAGAAGCAACAATGCTATCAAAAGATTCGGTAGAACTAGAATCAATTAAATAATCTCCCCATAAATATTCTGAACGAGAATATCCTAATACAGGCTCTGCTCTACGATAAAAATCATTATCACCAAACCATATTTGAAATTGCTCATCAGCACGTAGGCTAGAAGATGATGAAACTAACAACATAGCCCCATCAGAGATATTTATAACCTCTGATTCACCCTTAGAAAATTCATCATATGCTTCTTTAATTACAAATGGATCAAATTCAAAAACACCATTTGTTAAGATTACTGAGTCTGCCCCATTTGCAAAAGCATACTCTAGTCCAGTATTCCAATAACGATATATGCCTATATCATTAAAATCTTCCAAATGAACTACGCCTTCATACTCGCCGTACCCGTCTACTTTGTTTACAAAAATAATTTTATTTGAAAAATCATGTGACACTTGACCAGCATATGGATGAGCCACATCTTCTTTTTCACTTGCTTGTGTTTCAGGGTTAAAAACAGTTTTTTCATATGTTTCTGGGGCGGTATAGCCGCCAGATAGTCTATCAACATATGATGTTAAATCAATATCGTTAGAAATAACTGGAACTACTATCCAAACATTATTCATAGGCACCTCCGCTGTGGTAAACTTTCTATAATTATACCATAAAAACAAGCATTATAAATAACATATAGACTTTAAAAAAACAAAAGCACTAACCCTCAACAAAAGATTTACATATTTTTTTAAGCGTGTTTTTCTTTTTAAATTTGTGATATACTTAAGACCACTTCGTAAAATAAGAAGTACTCACTCAATTTTGCTATGAAAGGTAAATAATAAATGTCAGAAAGCGTATTCTCATTTCGTCTATCAGAGGACTTTGTAACAAAGTACTCATTAACTCCTGCACCCTTTGGATTCTCAGACGCAGGCTCTAATTCATTAGGAGAAATTACGTTTATACGCACATACTCTCGTATGAAAGAAGACGGAACAAAAGAAAGATGGCATGAGGTTTGTAAGCGGGTAATTGAAGGAATGTACTCAGTACAAAAAAACCACGCTAAAGATAATCGTCTACCGTGGAACGATAACAAGAGTCAAAAATCTGCTCAAGAAGCATATGACCGTATGTTTAATTTAAAATGGACTCCGCCAGGTAGAGGTCTTTGGGCATTTGGAACTCCTATGACTATGGAAAAGCGCAACTCTGCTTCTCTACAAAACTGTGCAATGGTGTCTACTCGTGATATTGATCGTAATGATCCAGGAGCATTGTTTGCTTGGGTTATGGATGCTTTAATGTTAGGTATAGGTGTAGGTTTTGATACCGTCGGTCAAGACAAAGAAATCACTATTAATGCTCCTACAGAGCCAGAAAATGTATGGGAAATTCCAGATACTCGTGAAGGTTGGGTAGACTCTGTAAGAATGTTATTAAACTCATACCTACGTCCTAATCAGGCTATACAAAAGTTTAACTACGACCTTATCCGTCCTCTAGGTGCCCCTATAAAAGGCTTTGGAGGGGTTGCTAGCGGTCCAGCACCACTCATTGCACTACATAACAAGATAGACGCAGTAATCGGCGGTAGAGCAGGAGAAAAACTTGATTCTCGTGCAATTGTAGATATTGTTAACCTTATTGGTACATGTGTTGTTTCTGGAAATGTTCGTCGTTCTGCTACCTTGGCTTTAGGATTACCAGAAGACAAAGATTTTATTAATTTAAAAAATGCAGAGGTTTTTCCAGACAGAAACTCATTTGATTCAGAAAATCCAGGATGGGCATGGATGTCTAATAATTCTATTGCTGCAGAGGTTGGAACAAAATATGAAGACTATGTTAATTTAATTGCAGACAATGGTGAGCCAGGATTTATTTGGCTAGACGTTGCTAGAGATTATGGAAGACTAGCAGATCCTGCAGACTATAAAGATTCTCGTGTTATGGGATTTAATCCTTGCGCTGAACAACCATTAGAAAGTTATGAGTTATGCACACTTGTAGAAGTTCATTTAAACCGTCATGAAGACAAAGAAGATTTTCTTCGTACACTAAAGTTTGCATATCTATATGGTAAGACCGTTACACTTATGCCAACACATTGGCAAACCACAAATGGAATTATGCAACGTAATCGTCGTATTGGAACATCTCTAACTGGTATTGCATCATTTGCAGACACAAAAGGTATGCCAGTAATTCGTGAGTGGATGGACGAAGGGTATAAAAAGATTCGTGCATACGATCACTCATACTCAGAATGGCTATGTGTACGTGAGTCAATTCGTGTAACTACCGTCAAACCTTCAGGATCTGTTTCCCTATTATCTGGTGCAACACCAGGAGTTCATTGGGGTCCAGGAGGAGAATTCTATCTTCGTGCTATAAGGTTTGGCAATACAGATCCAATGGTGCATTTATTTAAAGCGGCAGGGTATAAAATTGAAGATGACGTAGTATCTGCAAACACTTCAGTAGTATATTTCCCAGTAGCATCTGGACATCCTCGTTCTGAAAAAGATGTAAGTCTTTTTGAAAAGATTGGTTTGGCTGCTACCGCTCAAAAGTATTGGTCTGACAATGGAGTATCTGTAACTTTATCATTTGACAAGGAATCTGAGACTAAGCATATTGCTCCAGCATTACACATGTATGAAGGTCAATTAAAGGCAGTTTCATTTCTGCCGATGGGTAATAAAACTTATCCTCAACAACCATATACAAATATTACAAGAGAAGAATATAACTCTTACGTTGGAAAAATTGGTAAAATTGATTGGTCCGCTATCTATGATGGCAAGGATAATCTTGACGCAGAGTCTGAAAAGTATTGCTCAACAGACGCTTGCGAAATTAAATTATACTAGCCTTCATCCTGCTATAATAAGAGGATAGGAGAACTATGGCCAACCCGTCTAACTTATATGCAGAAAAGATATTTTCTGAGCATCCTCTGGCGCTATGGGCTTTGGATCAAACTGTTGACTATATAAGTTTATTTAATTTAAACTATCAGGATATTCAAAGTTTTTGGACGGTAAGTGGAGCAACCGCCTCTTTAGAAACATCAGACGTAGACGCACCATTTTCTACAGTAAAAGTAAATAAACTATTAGGAACTGTTCCTGCAGGAGCAACTGCAGATATTGTTTGCATCAGCCCAGAGTTAGTAAACTTTTCAGACTTAAATGCAGATCTTGGTACATTTTGTGTAGGTGCTCACATATACGTTGACAGCGTACACATAAACTCTATATCTATTGGTTTTGAATACACAGACACAACAACAGCAAGTGTAGTCCAAAAATTAAAAACTTATGAAAATCTTACAGAAAATTCTTGGGTTTTTGTTTCACAAACTTCAGAAATAGTCAGTGAAAATACAACACTTAGGGTTGTAATAAAAATAACTTCTCAAACTGGTGGTGCAACATCCTCTGACTATTTGTATTATATAAATGGAGTCAGCGTTGGTCAATGGTCTGAAGAATTTAATTATCAATCACTTGGGGTTGTCCCAATATCAATGCCAGCGGAAATAGCATTAACTTCAGATCAAGTAATTCCTTCACCAGCCTACGGAGTGTCTGGAAACAATGTTCTTGATAATGCCTATCATATAGTTTCAGATAATAGTCTTTTTGCAAAAAATACAAGCATACCTTTAGTTTATGGAGCATCAAATATAACAACTCTTAGAGCAAATCCTAGCGGAGAACCATCCTTAATTGTTCCAGGAAAAGGGTTTTTAAATAAAGTTGGTCAGTATAAAGACTACACCGTAGAGTTTTGGGCAAGAATAAATTCAGACTCTCCTACTTCTAAAAAAATATTTGGTCCAATAGCATCAGAAGATGGTCTTTATGCTGATAATGGATTTTTAACATTAGTAATAGGTAAAAACTTTTCTTCTCATTTTGTTGGAGAATGGTTTAGGCCAATGCTTATTCAAATTAGATTAATTAGAAATGCTGCAAGTTTAATTTTAAATGGAGAAGAAGTTATATCTTTAACAATTGAAACTGATAACCTTGAACTACCAGAAGAACGTAATGAATCAAATAAAAGCCAAGACTGGCTAGGATTTTATGCATATAACGATATTACTCCAATTGATATAGACTGTGTTGCTATTTATTCTTATCAGGTTCCTATAAATGTAGCAAAAAGGAGATGGGTTTATGGACAAGGAGTTATTTCTCCAGAAGGAATTAACTCTTCTTACGGAGGAACATCTGCATTTATTGATTATTCTTTTGCAGATTACACCGCTAACTACAGTTATCCAGATTTTGCTCAATGGCAACAAGGGTCTTTTGATAATTTAACAACAACAACAAAAGTTTTAAGAACTCCTGAATACGAACTTCCAGAAATTTTTTTATCAGATAAAACTTTAACCGAACTGTATGAAGATAATAAGTCAATTCAAAATAGCGTTTCTGGACCAATTGATGATGAAACCTTTATAACCTTTAGGCCTAATAGTTCTTGGAATACAAAAACTTGCTACCTTAACTTTGATAATTTTAATATTCTAAATACTAAGGTTGATTGTTTTTACGGTGTATTTAGTAATCACAACCTTAACTCTAATCAAACCTTGTTTAAAATTTATAATTCTTTAAACAATAATTATTTTTCAATTGAACAAGATCAAAATGTAATTACATATAACCTATACTATAACGATATCAACCAAGTAATATATACATCTGAAGTTATTGAATCCCATCAATTATTTTCTGCAGGTATTAATATAGAGTTATTAATAGAAACTTTTGGCGGAAATGTCTCTACGTTTTTTGGTAGTCGAAATTCACTTAAAGTTTATATAGGTGGAGATGGCTCTTTAAGCAAAACCTTTTTAGGAAAAATGTATTCTGTTGGGTTTGCTACAACAAAAAATACAACCCTTATATCTGATTATTTTAATTCTGATGGTATAGCAATTTTTGACGACATGTCTGTTTCTGGTATCACAGAAGAAGAGAATGCTATTGCATTATTTAATCATTTATCAAGTTACACCCTACTACCTATAGAAAATTATGATTCTTACTTTTTAGATATAGGCGTCTCTGGATCTTGGCAAGACTATCTGCCGCTTTCTTATTTTGCTCAGTTTGTAACCAATGACGTTGGCAATCAATTTTATGATTTAGATTTTTTACAGTTTAACGTAGGCGTTCCGTCACCAACCTCTTTAATAGAAAATGAAACTGTTTCAGCCTGGACTTACGCAGATTTATATCAAAATTATTTTCAACCAACTCAACAAACATACTATCAATTTGACAATCAACTACTAACTGGATGGAATAACTACGAAGATGCCAATCAGAATGCTGTAAAAACTTATAAATATGACACCACGGATTCTGCAGTTAGATGTTATTTAACTTTTCAATATATCGAAGATGGTGCTAACTTATTAGATAGTGATTTTACCATTACTCAACCAGTTTTACGTGACTCCATTATTGATGTAGATGAATATGAAAATTGGGAAACAACAAAGTTTGAAGTTGTAAATAATGCAATAGTTTATCCAAGTAAAACTGTAGATTTTAATGATCTCGCAATTGTTTATCATTTAGAATTTAAAGTACGGGGAATATTAAATAAACCAATTCTATTAAATAGACTTCAACTTGCCTCTCAAGCATTTAATGATAACTCGTTTAATCCTGTTGGAACAAGATTTGGAGTTGACTTATTTCCCTATAAACGTTCAGGAATTTATTATGACTATAAATCTAAAAACCCTTTTACTATTTATAAAGGCACTACGCCATACCTTTATTTAACAAAAGACTCTGGAATTCAAGTTCGTGGAGATATTCTTTCTTTAGAAGATCGTGGTATTTCTTTACCAATAAATCAGGCATTGTCTTCAGATTATCTTGTTAGTGCAGTACAACTTTGGCTTAGATATTCAGAAGATGAGTTTCCACCAGTTCCAACAGAATTGTTTGAAATTATTTACAAGGAAGATACCTTTAAATTTTACATAGTAGCAGATAGTGACACTGGATCAAGAGCAAGAGTTTTTGCAAAAAGTCTTTCAACTGGTCAAATAGTTGATGATTTTCAATATTATTGGAATGGTCTAGAGGTTAGAGAGCCAATCCTTACTTCTAAAGAGTGGGGAGTTCTTGGAATATTTTTTTCTACCGCACTTAATTTTGATGAATTTTTAGGAGCAATTAATATTAATGGCCCTGTACTCTTTAATAATGTGGCATACTATCAAGCAAATAATTTACAACAAATTCAGGGAACAGTTACAAGACCTTGGCTTAGGGTAAAAACAGAGGATGCCATTAACTTTACGTGGTCCTATTGGCAAACAAATAAAACTTGGTATGAAACATTGGTTATAGGATCATCAAACTTGTATGGAGTAAATCCAGGAGACATCTATCGAGCATACCTAGGCACTAATAAAATAATATTTGATGATGAAAGTGGTTTAAGTGTAGACTCAGACAAAATGCAAATATATCAGGCTGTAACTTGGTCAACGACTGTCGCTTCAGCCCTATAATATGCTATACTGATGGTTATGAATAACGATATTCTTAAAAAAGTTGGCAATGTCCGACGCAAAGTAATAGAAAAAGATTACAATTGGGGTCTTTACGTGTACAAAAAGTCAGATGGTTCATGGTTTACAGATGGCTCTGGTAGCATATTAAACATACCAGCAGAGCGTGGTGATATTACAAAAATTTCAGAATTAAAAAAAGTTGCTATTCATTACGGTGATGACGGTGAAGGAAGTGCAGTATTTGTTCCTGGACTTACAAGAATTAGCGAGGAAGAGCATTCTGAACAACTAGATAGAATGAAGAATGGCTTAATTCCTTCCATGAATGATCATGGTGCTTGGGTAGCAGCACGACAAACCTATGATAAGTATGGTAATGATGAGTGAAGAATACGTAAGAGTTGGATTAAACACACAAGAAAAAAATGACAATCCATTTTCACAACAAGACCCATTTAATAAAACTTGGGATACATTAAAAGATTTTACAGGGTTAGAACAAAATTTCCGTAGAAAAACTGCAAGAAATGTTACAAAGGCAATGAACTTTGCAACAAATGAATATTTAGATTCTGCTAATGCTACACCATCTGGAGTAGATGCAGGATCAAAGGCTATTAATCCTGGCACGGTATATAGAAATGGTTACGGACTATTTGACGTAATTACTCCACCATATAACATGTATGAGTTAGCCAACTTCTATGACACATCATTTGCTAATCATGCTGCTATTGATGCTAAGGTAGAAAACGTAGTTGGTCTTGGATACCGTTTTGATATTGCAGATAGAACAATGCTTAGGTTTGAAATGAATGAAGATCAAGCAGCAGTTGATCGTGCTCGTAACAGAATTGAAAGAATGAAACTTGAGTTAAAGGATTGGCTAGAAAACCTTAACGATGATGATTCATTTACTAAGACTATGGAAAAATTTTATACAGATGTTCAAGCAACTGGTAATGGGTTTATTGAAATTGGTAGAACTGTAACTGGTGAAATTGGCTACGTTGGTCATATACCTGCAACCACTGTTCGTGTTCGTCGTTTACATGATGGCTTTGTTCAAATTATTGGCAACTCAGTAGTTTATTTTAGAAACTTTGGTGCTAAAAATCCAAACCCAATGACTAATGATGCACGTCCAAATGAGATTATTCACTATAAAGAATACTCTCCATTAAATACATTTTATGGTATTCCAGACATTGTTGCTGCTATGCCATCACTTATTGGTGATCAATTAGCATCACAATACAACATTGACTACTTTGAAAACAAGGCAGTTCCTAGATACATCGTAACCTTAAAGGGTGCAAAATTATCATCTGACGGTGAAGACAAGATGTTTAGATTTTTACAAACAGGACTAAAATCTCAATCACATAGAACTCTTTATATCCCACTTCCTGGAGATACTGAAAACAATAAGGTTGAGTTTAAGATGGAGCCAATTGAAAACGGTATTCAAGAAGGATCATTTAAAGAATATCGCAAACAAAATCGTGATGATATCCTAATTGCACATCAGGTTCCAATCTCTAAACTTGGTGGAGCAGATTCTGGAATTGCAGCGGCATTATCACAAGATCGTACCTTTAAAGAGCAAGTATCTCGTCCAGCACAAAAGCATCTTGAAAAGGTTGTTAATAAAATTATTCGTGAAAAAACAGATATCCTTGAACTTAAGTTTAATGAACTAACACTTACAGATGAAATTGCTCAATCTCAAATTATTGAGCGTTATGTAAAAACACAGGTTATGACTCCAAATGAGGCTCGTGAAAAGTTAGATCTTCCACAAAGAGCCGATGGAGATGAGCCATTTGTTATGTCTGCAAGACAGGCAACTGATACAAGGGCTAATTTGGCAGGAAATCGTCAAAGAGATGCAGAACGAACAAATAACAATTCTGACTCTACTACAACCATCTCTGGTCGTAATGCACAGGGTGAAGGTCGCTCATCTCAATAATTGAGATAAGTGTAATAATATTTGGTATAATAGATAACGATATGTTAATAAATAAGGCTCATTGGGAAACTACTGGCGACAGCGTTCGCCTATCAATGCCTATTGGTAAAGTAGACATAGAGCGTCGTATGGTTTCTGGTTTTGCTACTTTAGATAATATTGATAAGCAAGGCGACATCGTAACAACAGAGTCAAGCGTTGAAGCATTCAAAAATTTTAGAGGAAACTTGCGTGAGATGCACCAACCATCCGCAGTTGGAAAAATTGTATCATTTAAAGAAGATCGTTATTTTGATCCATCAGTTAAGAAGTTTTATAGTGGAGTATATGTTTCAGCATATGTTTCAAAAGGTGCACAAGATGCATGGGAAAAGGTTTTAGACGGAACATACAAAGGTTTTTCTATTGGCGGTAACATTAAAAATTGGGACGACGCATACAACGAAGAACTAAGCAAAACTATACGTGTAATTAAAGAATATGATTTATTTGAGTTGTCGTTGGTTGATAATCCTGCAAACCAATTTGCAAACATTGTATCTATCGAAAAGGTAGATGGTAAAAATGTTGTTAGTGGATATCTTTCAAAGGCAGAAATTGAAAATGTGTTTTGGGATTCAGAAACTGGAATCGTTATGGTGTCAGAGTCTGAAAACGAAACAAGCCCTACATCAGGAAAGGCAATGCAAAACATTGGCTTTATTGAAAAGGGAGACAAAAATAATACAGAAACACTAAAGTTCTTAGTTGATAGTGCTAAAGGCATTAGTACAATTAAGATTACAAAGGAGGTTAGTCCTATGACTGAAACAACAGAAGCAGTGGTTGACACTGCAGTTGAAGAAGTAAAGGTCGCTCCAGAGGCACAGCCAGTAGCAGTTGAAGAAACTGTTGCAGTTGCTGAGGAGGCACCAGCAGTTGAAGAACTTGCTCTTGCTAAATCTAGCGATGGTAGTGCAGATTCTTCTGTTGAAAAAACAGAAGAGGGAGAAGTTGTTGCAACTGAAACTGTTGTAGCAAAGTCTGATGAAGTAATTGTTGAGGCAGTTACAGAAATCAAAAATTCTCTTACAAATGCCTTTGGCGATTTAGCAACAACCGTTAAGTCTCTTCACGAGCAAATTGTTGCATTGAGTAAGTCTCTTGACACCGTATCAGGTGAGGTTAAGACCGTATCTGATGAAGTAAAAAATGTAAAGGGAGTTTTTAATGAGTTTGGTAAGCGAGTAGATCTTGTAGAACAAGACACCGCTTTCCGCAAGTCTGGCGATCTAGGCGAGATCGTGCAGTTTGAACCCTCAAAAGTTCAGAAATCCCTATGGGGCGGTCGTTTCCTCACATCAACCGACCTATTTAACTAAAGTACAAAATCACTAGGAGGTGAAAATAATGTCGGAACAAAATAAAGACCTAGAAAAAAACTACCCAGGATCAGGCGGAGCAGGCGCAGAGATTAACTCTCAAGGCTCATTCGTATCTGGTGGCGTAGGTAGTGCTACTGGTTTAGATTCTGCAGCAGCGTCTGTAGGATCACAACTTGGTAACACTGCAACTGCAGCATTCGGATCAACATCTGGAGCAAACGCAGTAAACCCAACAGGCGCAGCAGGTGGTATTCTAGCACCAGAACAAGCACGTCGCTTCATCGACTATGTGTGGGATGCAACAGTTCTCGCTAAAGATGGTCGTAGAGTTACAATGCGTGCCAATACAATGGAGATCGAAAAGGTCAACGTTGGAGAGCGTGTTATCCGTGCAGCCGCACAAGGCGCACCAGATTACACAAACATTGGTGCAACATTCTCAAAGGTTGAATTAACTACCAAAAAGATTCGTCTTGATTGGGAAGTATCAACTGAAGCACTAGAAGACAATATTGAAGGTGGAGCACTTGAAGATCATTTAGTTCGCTTAATGACCAATGCATTCGCTAACGATATTGAAGACCTTGC